TTCAAAGTGTTCATCATTTAATTGTGTCATAGTTTTACACTCCATGAGTTCTTGGCAGTTCTATAACCCTGTGCGTCCATATCAAAATATGTCATTAGACTTGCACCTATTTTGCTTGTCCAATATCTGCATTGGCTATCCCATTTTGCCTGTCTTGTTATGTGCTTTTGATCTTTGTTAGAATAATAAGTTATTCTAAATGTTTTATTGATTTCCATTCTCACTCCTTTGTTAGTTAATGTATGGGATTATATATTAATCCCATACATAGTCAATAGCTTAATTTATATCTTTATAGGCATATTGTTCGGCTTGTCTTTCATACTCCATTCTTGCCAATATCTTCTCTTGTGTTGTTTGTTTCTTAACATTCTTCATGCCTTTAATTCTTTCAGCAAGATTTTTCGGATTGAAGATAGTTAGACCTGTTGAATTAGTTTGGACAATCTCAACGTCTTTAATATCTAAACCAAGTTCAGTTGAAAGTTCCAATGCCTCGTCAAGATATTTATATCCTTTAAGACCTAGTTTAACTTCTTTCATTTGTGCTGAAATAGAATTAACCCATTGAGTATGAGCCATGACAAATGCAGACTTTTGGTTTTTCCAAAATAATAAGTCAGCATAGTTTTCTTGGGTAGTCATCAACTGTCTATCTCTACAATACTCACGACCAATCAAGTCCATAGAATATTTGCTATCCCATTCCTTTTGATAAGACGTTGCGTTATCTCTACCACTACAATTAGTGCCAAGATACTTGTCATTTGCCTCACAGATTTTTCTTTGGTAAGGATTATTGCTGTCCTTATCTGCCATTTGGATATTGATATCTGGATTGCAATTTGGTTGTGCTTTTAACTCATCTCTATAATAAGCATATCCAAAATCACTATCCTTACTTCCACTATTACTACCTGTATTAATTGAGCCATCAATTTTAAAATCAAAGTGTTCCTCAATATTTATTGGGCTACCTTTTTTCTCAAGAATATCCCCATTGTAGTTTGTTTTGTCCTCACTTCTTACACCCTCATACGCAACATGAAAGCAACTATCTGGTGCAATAGTATTTACATTTTCATACTTTTTTTGTAAATGCCATGCCATGTCAATATCGGATTGTGGATAGTTTTCTCTACCAATCTTAAACATTAAATCCCATGCCTTATCTTGATTGGGTTGCATTTGTTCTCTCAACTGATTGTATCTTTCTTTCTCAACAGTATCTTCCATTTGCAATCTCTCATCTATTTTATTTGCAATCTTATTTCTATACTCTTGATTAAGTCTTATTCTATTTTTTTTTTGTGACATTCTCACTCCTATTTGTTAGTTAATGTATATGGGAATATATATTATTCATTCTTATTGTCAAACAAAAAAAGAAAATAAATTTGCTGGGTTAGTTTAGAATTATTCTAAACTATTTTTTTATAGGGAGGGTGGGCCCGAAGGCCGCGAGCTTATAAAATAAAATAAACGCTTGACTTATGTTATGGGATAATATAGTATTATTATATTGCAAGTTATCTTAAGTTAAACTAGCTCTAGCTTCAATTGACCTCGTTCGAGTGATTTCCGGTCGGTAAATTTGTCAATCACTCGCTGGAGCTTTAGGGGAGATTAACACAGACAATCCCCTACTGATCCGGATTATTTGGTGGACCTGGGCAATAACCAAAACCCTATATTTTAAGTCGAGAGTACATTATATGTACGGAATAGTAGTTAAATACTAGTTAAGTGCTACCCGCTTAAGAAGGTCCTCCTAATGATGCTAATCCCTGCGTCCGTGTCAGCTTCGCGCTGTCCTCCGTACGACAACCTATAGCTTCGGCTGGTGTGGGATGGCCGCCAGCTGCGCTGGGTCGTTTGATCAACGAGCGCGGCTGGTGATATGAAAAAAAATAAAAAGAAAGAGAGCGAGCGAGCGAGCAAGCCCGGGAGGGTGGGAGGGTGGGCCCAAAGGGCACAAGCTTAATAAAAAAAATTTAGTACTTGACAAATATTATTATGGGATTATATAACAGTTAACCAAGGAGTGAGAAATGAGAATAAAAGAAGCAAAAGCAATTACCGGTTCGTTAACTCGAACCTCCAAAATGCCAGGCCTGAGTTACAGCCTGCCAGCGTGGGAATGCAAAACCGGATCTAAGTTAAGAAATATTAAAAATTCAGTGTGCGCGAGCTGTTATGCATTAAAAGGGAATTACACAAGATATCCAGCTATTAAAGCCGCTCAGTACGTTAGACTCGAAGCGTTGAAGGACCAGCGCTGGATTGCTGCAATGGTTGCTCAGGTGATTAGACAGAAATTTTTTAGATGGCACGACGCCGGAGATATACAGAGCATGGAGCATTTATACAAAATTTTTAGAGTGTGCGAGCTTACACCTGAGACCAGCCACTGGATGCCAACCCGTGAAGCGCAATTTTTAAAACAAGTTAAATCTGAAGAGGTTCCAAAAAATTTAATCATTAGAATGTCTTCTCACATGGTAGACCAGGCGCCAGTTAAATTTTGGCCGTGGACTTCTACCGTGACAAGCGGACAGGATGCATCCTGTCCGGCTCCTAATCAAGGTAACAGCTGCGGCGACTGCCGCCAGTGCTGGGACCGTTCAACGCCTAACGTCAGTTATGGCAAACACTAAAAAATTCAAAGCTTCACACGTGAAGAAGGCCATTAGCCCAACCCAGTCGACGGACCGGGGCGGGCGTGCGCCATTTTTTTTTAATTTAAATAAGAGAGCGAGCGAGCAAGCGAGAGAGATGGGAGGGTGGGCCCGAAGGGCACAAGCTGGCGAGCGAGCGAGCCTACGAGCGGTTCGCAAGCAGCATAGCGTTGATGTGTCCCCAGTCGTCCACGGCCAGCGGTGGGACTTCGCGGATGTCGGCGAGCAAGCCGAGGACCGATGAGCTCTGATAAAGTTTTATGGAGCTAGGGCAGCTGCCCTGGCTTAGTCCAAGAAGTATGAAATTCCGTTTTGTCATGGTTGAAGCGAACAAAATTTGATGAGGACTGAACCTACATTTTTTCTGATTTTCTTTAGTAATTAATTTGAGCTCAACAAGAAAGAATCCGCATGAATCATGATAACCGAGCGCATCTGGTACTCCATAAGAAGCCCATGATTCCAAGCGTGTCCACTTAATTTCTGGGGTGTTTTTCTTTAAAAGTTTCCAAAGATCTGACTCTTTTTTCATCGTACGAAGCCCTGTATAATTGTTTAATAATTGTACTCACAGGATTAAAATCAAAATCTTTTGCACACCCTGAAAGCATCATAAATAGTAATATTAGAATGATTCTCATCTGGTTGACTTGTACGCCACATTACGTTATAAGTCAACTTATGGGTGTACCAGCTAAATTAACAGAACGACAAATCAAATTTGCAGAGTTATTAGTATATAATGAAGGAAGGCTATCACCTTCAGAGTGTGCACTACAAGCTGGGTATAAAACTAGACCTAGACAAGCAGCCAGCGAATTAAGAAGTTCTAAAACATCACCTTTAGTAGTTAGATACATTAATGAATTAAGAGCTGAAGTTCAGGAAAAATATGGTATTTCTTTTGAAAGGCATATTACAGAGTTAGCAAAAATTAGAGACTCCGCCAGAGATAAAGGGGCCTGGAGTGCAGCTACAAATGCGGAAGTAGCAAGAGGTAAGGCCGGTGGATTATATGTAGATCAAAAATTAATCCTGACAGGAAATATAGATAATCTATCAGAAGAAGAAATAGAATCTAGAATGAAAGATATTTTAAAAGACCACAAAGATATTATAGAAGGTACAGCAATAGAAGTATCCCAAGAAGAATCTGAGTTACCAATAAAAAATAAAACAATAAATTAAGTTTTCGGTTTTGAAATAGTAAGGATAGTTTTAAATCTTTTAGGTTGTTGAACCGGTGTGTGTGTCCCTTGAGGGTCAGGGCCTTTAATTGGTGGTATAAGATTTGTTTTAACATAAGGCATGTTCTTAGTTAGAGTCGGGTTCTTTGTCATTTTGGATGTTTAGTACCCTTCATTAGTTTACCGTTGGGCATTTTGTGATATCCTTTGGGGACTTTATTTTTAATAGCTCCACCTTTGCTTTTAGAATCTCTAGCAAATTTTTCTGCAACAGCAGGTTTTTTAGCATACAAATATCTTCTTTGTTTATCTGATTTAAAGGGCACTTCTTTCCCCCCTAAAATCTTCAATTACTTTTAATTTTTCCTGTGCATCAGCTATTTTTTGAAATAACTTATCTATCTCATCTAAGTGTTGTGGGTGTTCACCAATTCCAACAGGATTTTCTAAATATATTTTAAGTGTTGCATCTGCTTCAGCAATTTGAGCTTCATATCTTGCTTCTAATGCACTTAATAATGCTGCTTTCATTAACAGTTCCAAGCCCTTAAAGATTTATTAATTCTACTATTTGGATCTCTTGCTGTTTTAGCTGAAGTTAATTTCTTTTTCATTCCGCCCATTCTAGCACAAAAACTAGCTCTTCTTTTATTGCCTACTTTTTTTGAGGGTGCTTTTAAAGTTCCTTTTTTATAACTAGCTCTACCT